GGGCTGTGGCACTAATTCCAAGGTTGTCAAGGATTAGCGGCGACTTGCGACCGATACCCGTTACGATGCTGTCTACTAGGTAGTCAACCTCTTGACCGGTTTCTTGTGCGCGACGCGTGGCAAAGTTGAGCAGCTGCCCCATTTCGCCAATACCAATACCGAACGTGCCGGCTTTGGTGGCGGTCTTCATAAGCTCCAGGTCGCTGACAAGTCCGCGCGTGGACTGGCGAAGCTGCTCTAGGTTTGCTTCACCGCCAAAGCGTGCAAAGCCCTGGCTTACTTTGGTGAGCTGGTCGCCCAACCTTACCGCGTCTACTATAAACGCTTGTATTTGGCTACCGATAAAAGCCGCGCCTACGGCTGCGCCTAAATTATCAAAAAGCTTACTGGTTTCTTTAAGCTTGGCGTCTACTTGCTGTATGCCACGGCGGAACTCGTTGGCATCTAATCCAAGGAGTACCTTACTGGTTACGTCGTTCGCCATAGCTTCTCAATAATGCCCGAAGGCTGCTTTCTTTATTCTCGTCTTCAAATTTAAGTAGGTCCGTTTCCGTAACTACTTTCTTTGTGCTTTTCCCGCTTATGTTTACGATTACCGCGGCTAGCCAACGGGACCGGCGCCACTCGTCTTTTTCTCGCTCTACGCCGTGTTTTATTACGGCTTCGAGCTGGTTTTTGGTTAACGTCTTTGCTTCGCTGGGCGCAAGGCCCAAACGTCCCACCAGCTGACCCAGTACGTCTACTGGGCCGCCGGCTGGGAAAAAGGGCCGTTAAGCCGCTGGGTAAGTTCGGAAATATCCCAGGCCCCTGCCATGGCTTTGAACTCGTCGAAGCTTGGGCGGTCGCTGACGTTCCAAAACTCTTGAGAGTAAAGCATGGCCAGCATGTCTGCTAGACCTAGATTCCCCATGTCGGTAACGGTTTTCCCCGTAACCTCTTCAAATAAAAGCGCTGCCCCCAGCGTAAACTTTTTCCCTTCCATCGCTATTTATTTTTTAGTTTGTTCCTACCGTGAATGTTCCCGTTCCGTTCAGCGTGAAGCTTACGGAGCCGTTGTCTTTGTCCGGTGCAGAAACCGAAAGCTGCGTTAGAATCGCGTCGCCTTCGATTTTGGTTTCGCCAGTTACGGGCGTAACAGTTCCGGCAGTTACCTGGGTAATGCGGAGCTTAACGATGTCGCCCACCTTTGCGTAAAGCTCGTCGGGGTTCCACTTTGTAGCGTCGTCGTCGCCAAGCATAGTAGTACCGCTTACGCTCCAGGTTTTAGCGCTGGTAACGTAGGTACGGAATACCGCTACGTCCTTTGACGTGGTTTCGCGGGTTTCCGCGTTCATTTCGTAGCTGCACTCCGTTTCCTCGGCAAAAGCCTTGTAAGTAGTACCGCCGTCAGCTGATAAGAAAAGACGGACTTCGCCGCCGCTAATTGTAGCCATTTTAGTAATTGATTAAGAAAGTAAAATCGGCGGCAAGTATTACCGCTTCGTCGTCTTCATTATAGAACATTTGTAGCCCTTGCATGTAAGCCAGGGTAAAGGTGGTTTCGGCTGCAACGCCTAGGGTTTCTGCCGCGCAGTCCTCGCCTTCAATGCTCCCGCTATCGCTGTTGACGTAATCCACGTACATAGGAATTACGCGCGGGTAGTGCTGCAAGTTGTGGCGAATCTGCGAAAGTTGCGCCTGGGCGGTGTCCGCGTCAGCGTAGTGCATGAAAAGGGTAGCGGCTACGCGCTCGGCCTTGTACTGGTCTTTGGTTTCGCTAACTTCTAACCCGTTGACTTGCAATACGATAAAATCCACGGCTACGCCCTGGGGGGCTGCATAAGCGTAAACTGGCGTACTTGTGGACGCTTGGACCGCTTCGTGTATGTATTGTAAGTAGTTCAACGCAGGTGCTCTTTAATACGCTTCTGTACAAAGTTACTAATTTTTTGCGCTGCCTTTTCGGGTACTCCGCTGCCGTCTACGGCTTTATCTATAAACCGCTTCGCTTGGAATCCTTTTTTAGTTCCACCGAAAAGCTGCCAGGGCGCATAGTATGCTCCTCGCTTGCGCTTTGAACGTAGGCCGACTACTACGTAAGCCTTTTCCGTTCCTTTGTTAGCAAAGGCGCCAATACTTTGGTAAAGGTTCATAAACGCGCCCTTATCGCTGCGCTTTGACGTTTCGCCGTTGCGGACCTTGTACCTGCCCTTTGCCTGGACGTCATTATAGGCCTCCTGACGGGCTTTCTCGACTAGGGGTTGTGCTTCGTGCTTTAATAGGGTCCGAATCTCTCTAAAACGCAAAGTTTCGGACGTGCCCAGCTTTTGTAAGCGCTTCCGAAATTGGTCGAAATCTTCTACCCGTCCGCTTTCGCTTCGCAGGTATATGGTTTTACCGCGTGCCATTGTCGCGAAGACGCGTTTTGACGATAATAAAACGGCGGCGCCCTTCGGGCAGCACGCTGGTTATATCGTAATCCTCGCCGTTATAGGTTAGCTTCCATTTGGCCGCTACGCTGTTGGGAAATCGTAGGCGCCACGTAACTACGCCGGCGCTTACCATTTGGTCGTAAGGCATTGTTTCGCTACCTGCCTGGGGTAGTATAATACGCTCCGCGTAGTACGTACCCGCACTGGCCCAGGTCTTAATTACCTGGCCGCTGTTGTTTGGTACCGATGTCGGTTGGAACAGCTCTACGCGCAGGTCAAGCATTACGAAAAGTTTTGGCGGTAGCGGAACGCTAGGCGGTCAAAGAAACGGTTTGTATTGTACGGCAGGTCGTCGCCGTAGTCGTAACCAAATTTAACGCGTTGGTACAGCGCGTGCTTCACGTCTGCGGGCGGGTTCGTATCGCCGCAGGTATAAACGATTACCATACGGGCTGGCGTTTCGTCCAGGCTTATAACCGTGTTAATGTAGTCGTAGTCGTCGTAAAGGGCCAGCACTGTGCTAGTGCCTTCCTCGTCGTAAGCTGTTACGCTTGTGATAGCCGTAACGGGACCCAAGGGCAGCGTATAAGACGCTTGCCCCAGGGTGTCCACTGTTACAGTTGTAGCACCTAAACGGTAGCCGGTGTAGCTGTTAAACTCTTCTACCGCTGCGCTAAAAAGCATAGTCAGTAGCGCATCGTCTGCGCTACCGTCTACGCGGCAAAAGCTCTTCAATTCGGTAAGGTTTACCGAAATCGGGGTATAACTGCTAACCGTTACCATTGTTTAGATAGTGATGTCGGTAGCCAAAGCAAATGAAGCATTGCGCAATACGGCAACGTCCATGAAGCGCTCAAGGTAGATTTCTACGATGCTAGACTTCATGTTGGTGTAAGGGTCTACCATAAGGGTAGCACCGCCCCAAAATCCTACCTGCACGTCAGACCAGTTGCCGAAAATCATACCGTAGTTTGAGCTAGCGACTGGCGAAAGGGTCGTAGAAAGGATGGAGTAACCGTTAGCGGTCATAACTGGGTCGAGCGTGCCCTCAACGAGGAAGCGTCCGCTACCTGCGTCAAGTTTGGTCTGCTTCAATTTAGCCAATACAGCTGGGTGCGTAACGTAAGCGAGGTTACCCTGCAAAGCGTCAGCGTTAGCCAAAGCGCTTTCAAACGCGATAAGGTCGGCGTAGTCGATAGCTCCAATAGTCAAAGCCTGGGCTGCAAGCTCGGCGTAAATACCGCTAGGCTGGTTAGATGAACCGCTACCGTTAAGGATAGTGTTCTCTAGGCCCTTGTTGAACGAAAGGTTGAGCTGGTTAATGATACGCTGCTCGATACCGCGGCTGTATTCTTGACGCAAAAGCTGGTTAGACATTGACGCGGTGATAACGGCACGCTTTGGGCTCATGGTTACCTTGTCAAAGGTGATATCTTGAGCGGTGTCGGTTCCGGTTTCAGTCTGCCAGTTAAGGTTGTAGGCTGCCGTCTGCTTTGGAAACTCTACGTTACCTACGAGGTTTTCGGCTACCGATACCTGCGAAAGCAAAGGCGTGTTAGGGTACAAAAAGTCAATGTAACGGCCTGGCTCGGTGAATACCAAGTCGCCGCCAAGGTTACCGCCGCTTCCGCCGGTTACTGACTGCGTACGCTTGGTGAACATTTCGGGAAGGTTGATGGCGTGCATATCGCGCACGTCTACTCCAAGCTTGCGCTTTTCGTTCATGCCTTCCTGGTTTACTTCGGCTTCGATACCGGTAAGCTTACCGCTGCGGGCTTCGTTGATGGCCTTGATAAGGTTGAATTTGGCGAGGTTGCGCTCTTCTGATTTAGAAAGCTGGCCCTGCACAGCTGAAGCGTCTACGAAAGCATTCGCGCGCACTTCTGCCTCTTTTTCGTGATTTTCCACGGGTTCGGGGTTTTGGTTAATTGTTTCGGGTTCTGCCGCTTGTGCAGCCTCTAACGAACGTAAAGCTACGGACGTCGTAGGGTTTGCACCGCGTGGCGTTAGTGATATGTCGTACATTTCGCCAATGGCTTCAATGATACGAACGGGCTTTTCGCTGCGGACGTTCTCCCAGCGCTCTTTTTTAACGGTAAAAGCCCAGCTAGCCTGGTCGACGTCGCCGCGCCCTACTAGCGTGCGCACTTCGTTACCGGTAGGGGTATCGGGTAGCTCGAATCTGAACTTTAGCCCCTCTTCGTCTTGCTCAAGTGAAAGGGTACCCTCGCCGTACTTTGAACGCGCTAGTACGCGGTCGTAATCGTGGTTATACAACGCGTGAACGTCGTAACTGCGCAGGTCGCCTAGGGCGTTAGGTTCAATGCGCTCTACAAAAGCGCCCATGTCGTACTCGTTCCAGTTAAGAGCGTAACCCTCTACGGTATTACTCTCCGTCGCTGGAATCGGACGGGTCCGTATTTCCTTCTCCATTTTGCTCGTTTGCTGCGCCCATGTGCATAGGCTTGTTATACTCGTCGCCGCCTTCGATAGGTGCTAGACCTTCAATGCGACGAATTTCGTTAGCGCTCATAACTCCGATATTCCAGTAACTGACGTTACGGGCTACCTCGGTTTGGATATCGCCGCGCATAAGCGCTTTTAAGTCAATTTGGAACTTACGGTTCCCAGCTAGGAGCTTGTTAGAAAACTCCATTTCAATTACTTCGACTAGCGGGCGAATACAGTCGCTAACAAACTGCGCGTTTTGCGCTTCGATGCTGTTGGCGTAGCCTGCGCCTTCCATGTGGCCAATTTTGTGGGGCGGAACGGAAAACAGTCGGCAAATTTCCTCAACACTAAAACGCAACGACTCAATTAGTTGCGACTCCTGAAAGTTCGCAGCTACGGGTTTATATTCTGCACCCTCGGTAAGTACAGCCGTCCGCCCCTTATATTCTTTATTCAGCTCGTCAAACTGACGGCCAATAGCCTTAACGCGGTCCGCGTCGCGAATCGTGCCCTGGAGCTGGAGTATACCTTTAGGCATACCACCGTTACCGTAAAAGCCACCCATGTGGGCAGTTGCGGCCATTGAACTACCGATAATTTCCTTCGCGTAAACAATAGGGCTAACGCCGTTAATACCGTCAAAAGTCCAGTATTTAAGGTGTATAAGCTGGTCCGGGTTGAGTCGCAGATTAATACCGTTGCGAAGGTGCAGCTGGTAAATAAGTTCGCCGCTTGTGGTGTCTACGGTAACTAGTTCCGTGTCAATTAGTTCTAAACCCGCTAGGCTGCTGCCACTACGTACCGGTAGTACGTATGCGTTACCGCGAAGCAGCAGCTGGGTAAGCATTGCCTTGCGAAAGTCGTAGCTATTGTAGGCGATATTCGGGCGACGGCTTACCAGGTCGTTAATAAGGCCGGGCTGGTAAATAAGCCCCTGCTCGGTTTCGCGGTAAAGGTGAAACGGTAAGCTGGCAATCGTGCCGCTAATTAGGTTCACGCACGCGTAAACTGCCGAAACTTTGGGCGCGTTGACTGCGCTAACATTTTCACCCGATAGGGTCGCGTTGCCGCCAAACAAACTAATAAGCCAGGGCTTCGGGCTAATTACTCCGCTGACGCTCCGCTTAATACGGTCATACCATGCCATAACACAAAGTTACACAAAAATTATATCCATATCCTCATAAGTTGACATACCAGTCGAAGCATTATGCACGTAGCCTGCCAGGGCCGTAATTAGGGCCGCTGTGCCGTCTATTCGGTCCGGTGCCTTGTCTTTTTGAAAGGTCCAGTTATCATTTTTGTCTATGTGTAGGCTGGTGTTAGCTATCATCCAGGCGGTAATCGGGTTGCCGTCGTGCGTAATTCCTTTCGTGGTTACCATGCGGTACAGCAGCTTCATTGGCTCATTTACCATAAGCGCGGACTGTCGCACCTCGTAGCAGAACTGTTTACCGTACTTGCTTCGCAAACGCTCCACGGTTTCGGCTGCGTTCCATGGGTCAAAGAAAATACCTTCTACCGGGTGCGCGTTCATAATTTGTTCAATCATGGCTATGCGGTGGTCGGTCGTGGTTACTTCGCCCTTAACTACGTCCAGGTCGCCGTTTTTAATCCAGTTGCGGACCAGGTTCGGGTACTTTTGTTTTCGCTTGGTCATGGCGTGGTCAGTAATTTGGTAATACTGTTGAGTATAAAACTTTTCGCCGTTAAAGTAAACCACGGCGTACGCGGTAAAGTCATTAACCGCGGCCAAGTCAACGCCGAGAAAGCAGCGCCACTTGTCTAGTGTTTTCGGCCTTGGCCCCTCGCATTTCAGCCACTTACCTAGCTCGATGTACGGTTGAGCGCTACCGGCCCACTGGTTTAGGTGCAGTTTGCGCAGTGAAAGCAGCGTAGGCTCGTCGTGCTTTGCCGTATTGCTTAATTCCTCTAGGTATTGGTACGTAACGGTTATACCCAGGGACGGGTTAGCCTTCGCCCACACTTTTGGGTCGTGCGGGTTCTCTTCGTCGCTCGCCCCGTAAATAATAGTTAACCAGCTTGGGTCAATGTCCGGCTGCTCTTTGACGCGCTCCGCGTATTCGTGCCACTTGTGGGCAAAGCTGTACGCACTGCCCGCCGTGGTAATAGCGACCATTTGGCTAGGTCGTGCCGCCATGGACGTGCGCAGGGCTTCCCAAAGCTCCGGACCCTTTACCTCGTTCCAGCTGTGGATTTCGTCGCAAAGGATTAGGGACGGGTTTAGACCGTGGTTACTTCCGCCGTCGCTCGTAATGGTCTTTAAGTACCCAGGCTTACCCTTTAGTCGTATTTCCTTACGGAACGGCTCTAGCACTTTCTGAAGCTGCGGGTTCAATAGAATCATGTTACGGACGTAACCAAACAAAATACCCGCCTGCTCTCTAGTTGCAGCTGCTAGGACTACCTGCGGGTTAGTCCCCTCTTTGTAGCCTTTGAGTAGGTGAGCTATGGCTAGCATTGCGATAAAAGCCGACTTACCGTTTTTACGTGGAATTTCCAGCCATACCATGCGCTTACCTTCGGCGTCCCGAATAAGCTTACGCTGCCAGTCCATTAACTTGACTGGTGTACCTGCGCCGCTGTCTT